GCATGCTGATCAAAAGAGAAGTTATAGAAAAAATGATTGAAAAGTATCCTGATAAAGAAATAGTTCAAAAAACAGTTATAAATGGAAAATATGTAAATAAACCAAACATGTGGAATTTTTTTGATACATTACATGACCCAAAAGAAAAGACTTACAACGGAGAAGATTTTGCTTTTTGTAAACTATGGAGAGATCTAGGTGGTAAATGTTATGCATATGTAAATGATGCAATCGTGCATGTAGGAGAACACCAATATCAAGGCAAGTTTTACGATGAGTTGATATCAACTAAGTAAGATGGTAATATATGCTATTATTAGGGAAAATAGTATATGGATCCATTTACACTTGCATTAGCCACATTTGGCGTACAGAAACTTAGAGGAAAATCAACTAGATCAGCACTTAAAGATGCTGCACTTCTCGGTGGTACAACTTTTGGTATAGGTGCTTTAGGTGGTATGGAAAGATTTGCTAATACTCCTTTCGCATCAGCAACTCAAGGTTTTAGAGGATCGGCTTTTAGTAGTATTCCTGGATTAGGAGATAATCAAATTATTTCGAGTATTAAAGGTCAAAAAGGAGATAAAACTCTTTATGATGCGTTAATTAAAAAAGCATCAAATCCTGAATTAAGTGATACTGAAATGAAAAGTATTTTAGCAGAAGCAAAAAAAATTAAACCAAGTGGTATAGCTGGTGCATCGACAACTGCTAAAGTTTTAGGAGCAACTGCACTGACACCATTTTTGATGGGTGAAGAGGAACCAGTTAAACCTACTTTTACTGAAGAAGATTACAAAAGAGAATTAGCTGCCCAACAAGATAAATTAAAAGGTGCATTCACTCCAGTTTCTTTGAGTGAAGCAATGCCAACAAGGGACGAAGTTATAGGTTCCAACATGTTCTATGCTAATGAAGGTGGCTTAGCTACAATGTTACCAAAGTATAATGAGGGTGGTGTAAATTATTTACCTTCAAAAGTTGATCATGATGAAAACGATGTTAATAATTATGTTAGAGCAACAGGCTATGTAGAGGATGGAGCTGGTGTTGGTGATAAAGATGAAGACACAATGTTAGCTCAATTAGCAGACGGAGAATTTGTATCAAGAGCAGATGCAGTATTAGGAGCTGGTATAATGTCAGGAGCTGATCCAAAAAATTTTAAAGGTATGAGAAAAGCTGGTGCAGACTTTTTCTATAATCAACAAAAACAATTAAAAAGAATTTACGATATAACAAATGGAAGCAAAAAAAATTAAAATTAAAAAAGAGATAGAAGTATTAGAGATTTATCCACAAACTCTAGATACCTATTGGGATCTTTGTGAATTTATGTTGAGAGAGGGTTTGAAATATGATGGTGACCCTATGAGTATTAATGATTTAAGAAAATTTTTAGAGGATA